GGTTCTGGGTGTGCAAAGTCAACAGTAAATAAGTATTTACCATAGTGCCATTTCTTGTCTTTGCCTATGTATTTACCTGCTTGTGACTCTAAAATATCCCAACTAGTAACAGCAGGATAATAACTGAAAGAATTCCAAAGCTGAAGTTCATCAAGTCGTCTTCTTGGTACGTCTTCGACTTTGAAACCTCGTTGAATAAACGCACTAATAGGAAGGCGATAAAATATTGCGCCGCTCTCCATGATAGCGTGAAATAAAATAGCACGACCTGTAATACAGCTAAGACCAAAGATAACACAGTCTTCAACTTCTCCATGATGTTTCTTAAGATCATACAGATACTCCCTTCTTATTTGTGCGTACTCTACCGGGATGTTTGCATTTAAATAAGCCATAATTTTTCATATCTAGAAGAAGTCCTCATCAGTTTCTTCTTCTCTATTATTTATTATATCACCCCAACACTCTCCGTCCTCAAAGTCGACTTTGTTAGGAATTTTTAATGGAACAGCTTGCTCCATTATCTCTTTAATCCTATCAGCTTGTTGATTATTTTCAAAGGATATATTTAACTCATCATGTAATTGTATCATGGGTGTTAGACCTTCATTTTTTAAATCTACCATGGCTTTTTTAGTCATGTCGGCTGCGCTTCCCTGTATTAATTTATTTAACGCTTTGTACGTAAACGCTCTTTTTATGTTCCGTGATCCGTGTTCCAAGGACGCTTCTTCAAAAGTCTGTGGTTTATGCATACCGAATGTTGCTGGTTCCCACATGTTAAATCTACATTTTCTACCAAGAACTGTTCTAATCCAACCTCTTTCCTGCGCTCTATCCATGGTATGATATATAAGTTGTTTAACAAAAGGCACTGCACTGTGGTAGGTGCTTAACAGATCTTTTGCTCTTGACTCAGTCACACCAAGTTGTGCTTGTAACTTAGCTCTTCCCATACCATAGAACAAACCAAGATTAATAGTTTTAGCCTGTTTTCTAGGTATGCTGGCTATCTCTGCTACCATAGTATGAAAATCTGCTTCGCCCTCATGATATGCATCTGCGATAGAAGCCACTCCAGTGGTTCCTAGCGTTGCTAGAGCATAATGCACTACCA